GCCACAATGGAACGCTATGGGGTTGTTCGCAGTGGTGGCTATTACTACTTCCCCTATTACGATAGCAACACCCAACTGGTGGCAGCTAAGCGTAGAGAGGTGAAGGATAAGAAATTCACGACAGTGGGTGGGTGGAGTAAGGGTACGCTGTTTGGGCAGAACCTATACCCATCCAATGGCAAGTACCTCACCATCACTGAAGGTGAGTTTGATGCACTGGCTGCATACCAATTGACAGGTAGTAAGTATCCTGTGGTGTCTATACGCACAGGTGCAGGTAGTGCATTGAAGGATGCCAAGGCCAACTACGAATACATCAACAGCTTTGAAACTGTAGTGCTGTGCTTTGATGGTGATGAGGCAGGACAGAAGGCGGCAAAGGAAGTTGCTGAATTGTTTGGTAGCAAGTGCAAGATATTTAAACCTGATCCATCATACAAGGATGCATGTGAGTGGCTTGCTGAAAGCAAGGAAGCTGCATTCGTATCACGTTGGTGGTCAGCGGAGCCATTCATACCTGATGGTATTGTTAGTGGCACTGGGTTGTGGGAGCTAGTATCTAAACCAATGGAAGCAGCAGACTGTTTCTATCCTTGGAAGGGACTGAACGACATTACCTATGGCATTAGAGCAGGTGAGCTAGTCACATTCACAGCAGGTAGTGGACTGGGTAAGAGTCAAACCCTAAGGGAAATTGTTTGGCACTTGTTGCAGAACTGTGATGACAGCATTGGCTTGATGTTCTTGGAAGAGAGTGTGAGAAAGACTAGCCTATCCATGATGAGTCTAGCTGCTGACTTGCCTATGCACCTGCCCACAACTATGGTGTCAGATACCATACGAAGGGATGCATTCGAGAAGACACTAGGCACTGGACGCTTGTACTTCTTTGATCACTTTGGTAGCACAGCCATTGAGAACATCATCAATCGTGTGAAGTATATGGCTAAGGGACTAGGCTGTAAGTATGTATTCTTAGATCACTTGTCCATCATCGTATCTAGTCAGGATAATGGTGATGAGCGTAAGGCCATTGATGAAATCATGACCAAGCTTCGCATGCTTGTGCAGGAAACTAACATTGCTCTCATCATTGTTAGCCACCTCAAGCGTCCATCAGACAAGGGACATGAAGAGGGTGCAGCCACTAGCTTAGCTCAGCTAAGGGGTAGTGCAGCCATTGCACAGCTTAGTGACATGGTGGTATCGCTTGAGAGGAATGGTCAGGCTGATGATCCCATTGAGCGCAACACCACCAAGGTGAGGGTGTTGAAGAACAGATACAGTGGACAAACTGGTCCTGCTTGCAGCTTGCTTTATAACAAAGACACTGGCAGAATGTTTGAGATTGATGACACTATAGAAAGGATGATGTTATGAAACAGTGGGATGATCTTGATGATTCTATTATTGGACAAGCTTCTATATGGAATGGCAATAATAGAGTGGAGGTCTTGGTCTACGATGCTGACAAGATGATCAAAGTATTTATGGACAGAGATGGTATGTCTGAAGAGGAGGCCAATGAATACATTGTCTTCAACATTGAGGGTGCTTACATAGGAGAGGACACGCCTGTATTGGTGTGGCAAAGGTATGAGTGATACAGGGAAGGGGCATGCTCAGCGTCCCAAGTCAATAGCTGATGAAGAGTGGGCATCAAGATGGAATGCCATCTTTGGTAGAGACTCATTAGAAGATTACAAACAGTCGGAGAAAGTTAACAATCTCCAACAAAATGATAAGGACAAGGACGATGATCTTCTTAGACATAGAGACAAATCTCAAACATGACACCATATGGTTGTGTGTTACTAAGCACAGTGTTACTGGTGAGATAAGGCACTGGCGGGAAGCCGACAGTCTGCAGCAATACTTAGAGGGTGAGCAAGTGGTGGGCCACAACATCATTGGCTTTGATGCACCTGTCCTTAAGAAGGTGTGGGGTGTTGGCATTCCTGACAACAGTCTGGTGGATACATTGGTGATGTCACGCCTGTACAAACCCGACATTGAAATTGTCGCAATTATGTCGGGCAAAGCCCCAAAACCACACAGCTTAGAGGCATGGGGCCACCGCTTAGGCAGCTACAAGATAGGCTTCACTGACTTTGATGGTGGGTGGACACAAGAGATGGCTACTTATTGTGAGCAGGATGTTCAATTGTCAGAAAAGCTATATGGGTTTCTGACAAAGACCATGATAAGAGAAGGGTTTTCCCTACAAAGCATTCAGCTTGAGCATGAGGTGGCACTGATCTGCCGTGGCATGGAAGACAATGGCTTCATGCTTGATATGCCTAAGGCTATGGCGTTGCATGCCACCCTCAGTGGGCGTATGTCCGACATTGAAGAGAGCATGCAGCAAGTGTTTCCTCCCATCGTAGAGCAGCGCATCTCTGAGAAGACAGGCAAGCAGCTTAAGGACAAGGTAACCATCTTCAATGTTGGAAGCAGACAGCAGATTGCTGACCGCCTCATTACACTGGGGTGGAAGCCTAAGAAGATGACCCCAACAGGGCAACCGATAGTGGATGAAACCACTTTGAAGGATGTTGTGTTCCCAGAGGGACAGATAATTGCTGAGTACTTAATGATTCAAAAGCGTGTCACTCAGATAAGTAGTTGGCTTGAACTGGTAGCTGATGATGGCAGGGTGCATGGTAGGGTGACCACCAATGGCGCAGTTACAGGAAGGGCGACACACAGCAGTCCTAATATGGCGCAGATCCCTGCAGTAGGTGGTCCATATGGTGCTGAGTGCAGGGAGGTATGGACAGTGCCTAAGGGGTACAAGCAGGTGGGTGTAGATCTATCAGGCATTGAGCTTCGTTGCTTAGGTCACTACCTGAATGACCAAGAGTGGATGGATGAGTTGCTTAAAGGAGACATCCATTGGTTCAATGCACAGAGCTTTGGCTTAGTTGACAAAGGCACTGTGAAGGACGATAACAATCCTGAGCATAAGAAGGCTAGGAATATTACCAAGACTCTGACATATGGTGTGTTGTATGGAGCAGGGGCAGCTAAAGCTGGCAGCATTGTTGGTGGTAACAGTAGCAAAGGCAAGAAACTTATTGATAGTTTTATCAATAACACACCCGGCCTTTCTGCCTTGAAGAAGAAGATATCTAGGCTGATGGCTAAGGGGCATCTCCCTGCACTGGATGGACGCAGGGTGTGGGTTAGATCAGAGCATGCAGCATTGAACACATTGCTACAAAGTGCAGGTGCTATCGTAGCTAAACAATGGCTTGTTGAATCAACAAAGCTGTTGCAAGAGAAGGGAATAAATGCTAAACTGTTAGCGTTTGTTCATGACGAAACACAATGGGAAGTGCGAGAAGATCAGGCAGAGGAAGCAGCTAGGCTCATAGAGCAAGCAGCTACCAAAGCAGGAGAAGCTCTAGGTTTCCGTTGCCCAGTTGATGCCGAAGGTAAGGTTGGCAACAACTGGCGTGAATGTCACTGACGTTACTAGTGAGTTTTTATATTGGAGAATATTATGACTGAAGAAAAGAAAGCGATTAAGCTTAAGGCTGATGTGTACTGGTGTCAACACAACAAAGTGAATGACATGTCTGGTAAGTTCCAGTTGAACTTGTGTAACCTGTCTGATGCTGCTGTTGAAGCACTGGAAGATATGGGTATCAGTGTTCAAACTGGTGAAGAGAAGAAGGCTGAGATGGGCAGGTACATCACTTGCAAATCAGAGAAAGCCATCCGTGTCTTTGATACAGACAATGATGAGATTACCGAAGCCATTGGCAACGGTAGTAAAGCGAAGGCGTTGGTTAGTTTCTACTCTTGGACATACAAGAACAAGAAGGGTGTTAGCCCTTCCTTGAAGAAGCTGGTCATCACTGACTTGGTAGAGTATGCTGCGACTAGTGGCATTAGCGCAGATGACGAGGATGTATTATGAACTTTAATATCACATTAAACTTGGACCAACTTAACTTGGTATTGGCAGCACTGTCTAAGCTTCCCTTTGAAGCTGTTAGTGAAACCATTGCACTAGTACGACAACAAGGTACAGAGCAGGTGCAAGCTTTCGAGGCAGCTAAAGCTGTTGAAGACCAAGAAGTTGTTCACGAAGTGCAGTAATGAAAGCACTATTCGATAGCGATATATTCGCTTATCGGGCAGCATCCGCATGTGAGGAAGAAGACGAAGCAACGGCACAGCGAACACTGGATCGTTTAATTGTTGACACCCTCATGTGCGGTGTTGATACTCTCTATCCTGATTGCTTCGTGGATAGTTGGAGCATGCACCTAACTGGCAAGAACAACTTCCGATACAAGATAGCTACCACTGTGCCTTACAAAGGTAACAGGGTGGATAAGCCTAAGCCAAAGCATCTAGCTTTCCTTAGAAGCCATCTTGTTAAGGAATGGGGAGCTACCATTTCTGAAGGTGAAGAAGCTGATGACACCATTGCCATTGAAGCTACAAAGCTTGGTGACAGTTGTGTCATTGTGTCTTTAGACAAAGACTTAGATCAGGTATCAGGATGGCATTACAACTTTGTTAAGCGTCTAAGTTATTACATTAAACCAGAGGAAGCTCTGGTCAAGCTGTACACGCAGATGATTACAGGTGATGCTGCTGATAACATCAAAGGATTGTTCCGTATTGGTCCAGTGAAAGCAGCCAAGATAATTGGGGACACAACAAACGAACTTGAGCTGTACAACAAAGTGTTGGAAGCTTATGAGGGTGATGCTGAGAGAGTGTTAGAGAATGCTCAGCTTCTTTTTCTACGAAGATATGAAGGACAGATATGGAATCCTCCACAAGCTTAAAGCCAAATGACATTGCACTAATCCTGCGTCCTACTATTGTAGATGGGAAATACACAAACAACTTTCAGGTGTTAGTCAGTGGCTTTGGACCACTCACCATCACTGAAGACGATGTGAATAACCTGATTGGTATGGCTACGATATTGGCATCAGTGATACCACACATGGAAGAAGATGAAGCACTTGCTAACAAGCTTGTTGAATATTGCGGTA